ATGGCGAACAACGGCGCGGTTACAGGCACGATCACGACCAAAGCCGGACAGTACACCGTTCCGCAGGGTTACCACGACGGTAGCGGCAAGGTCGGCATAGACTCTACAGAGCAGGCGAAAATCATTGCCGGAAACATCAAGAGCGGTGTTCAGATACTCGGAATAACCGGCACTTACTCCGGTGAGGCTGTTACCGCTCAGGCAAAGAGCGCAACGCCGAGCTTTTCACAGCAGACTATTCTCCCTGATGCCGGTTATGACTATCTGTCTCAGGTAACGGTTGGCGTTATCCCCGTCACATATGTTGATAACGCACAGGGCGGACAGACTTGCACGGTAGGTTAATGGGGGTGTAGCTTATGGCTAATCCCTATGTTAACAAGGTAGTTGTCAACGGTGTCACTAAAATAGACATATCGGGCGACACCGTTGCCGCGAACAAGATGCTGTCGGGAACGACGGCACACGATGCGACTGGCGCGGCGATAAGCGGCTCGATAGCCACGAAATCTTCCACCGACCTCACGGCATCGGGCGCGACAGTTACCGCCCCTGCTGGGTACTACGCATCGGCGGCAAGCAAGAGCGTAGCAAGCGGTACATATGGTATTGTCTCTGCGACAAAAGGTGGAGTGTCTAACAATTCTGTCTATGTCACACCGTTTATCTCTGCTGGTGTCGCTGGTTATAGCACGATGGGCATGAAGAGCGGTACAGCGGTTACCGTAAGCGCAAGCGAATTAGTTGATGGAAACAAGGCAATTACCGCAACAACATCAACTCAAACAGATATTGATGTCACTAACTACGCCACAGTTTCTGTTGCCCCTACACCGAGTGAGACTAAGTCAACTACGACTAATGGTGATGTAACTCCAACAAGTGGCAAACTACTTTCAAAGGTTACCGTGAATGTCCCGACAGGCACAGCAAGAAGCTCAAGCGATCTAACAGTCAGCGGAGCAACTGTCACAGTTCCTGCTGGATTATATAGCGAGGCGGCAAGCAAGAGCGTAGCAAGCGGCTCTGCGACAACGCCAGCTACCACGAAGCAACAGAGCCAGCCAAGCATCTCGGTAAGTAGTGCTGGGTTGATAACCGCATCCGTTGCCGCGACCTCCGTCAGCGTGACCCCTACGGTATCCGCTGGCTATGTATCCGCTGGCACGGCTGGCACGGTAACGATGAGCGCGAACAGCAATACGAAGCAGCTCACCACCCAAGCGGCGAAGACCGTAACGCCCTCGACCTCATCACAGACGGCTGTGGCAAGCGGTGTTTATACCACGGGCGCGATAACTGTCGGAGCAATCCCCAACCAAAAATCCGACAGCGGCAATGTCACTCTCAACGCATCGACCACATCCAAATCGTATGCGGCTGGGTACTATGCCAATGCTCACGGGGCGCAAGTGACTGTGTATGATGGGAGTGTGGTGTGATGGTGATATTAATGTGTCCTATATGCGGCGAACCTCTCAACGGTGACGAAGAATATTGCCCTCGATGTGGTAAGGCGGTGACGGGAAATGAGTAGTACACAGAGCTTTACCACAAGTGTGGAATATGGTACTGGTGGTACATACTATAACGCTGGTAGTGCTGTGAGCGTAGACCCGTCTGCGTATGGTGTTGCGTTCTCTGTTTTTACAACCGCAAAATATGCCAATTCGTGGATAACATTGAAAGATGCTGGTAAAAATGAATTATTCCCGAATTCAACAGTCAAACCCATAAAAGCAGACTATTCTTTCAGAACGCAACGAACTGGTATAAATACTTGTAAAATAGAAGCATATGTCGCAGGAACTAATATTTTTACCCAAGACACAGGAAGCGGCAAAGTCACACATGATTTAACCAATAAGACAGATTCAGCTATAACAAATTCCAATAAAAGTAGTGAGATAAAGTTCTATCTTACCCACGGCGCTACGACATCAATAGCTATTATATGGCTCAATATCACTTATTACTTTACTCGTTACGATTTCTCCGCAACCGCAGGGAGCAATGTCACTTCCGCATCCGTCTCCTCTTCCACGGGCTATGACGGAGACACGATAACCTACTCTTGCGTTACAGATGGTGGCACATTTGATGGATGGTACAATGGTTCAACGAGAGTAAGTACAAGCCAAACATATACTCATACAGTTAATGGCGCAGACCTTACGCTTGAGGCAAGAGCATCTGCACCATCTATAACCAAATCATTTTCTGCCATATACGGAAACAGCATCATAATAAGTCAAACGCAGAGCAGTAATGTCGCTGTCGGTTATAACAGCGGAACGATTACCACACTCACCGATAATGACCGCATTAAGCATCTGCTGTGCAAGAATAAGCTTATGAACACCGCTGTCACGGCTTGTGGCAAAACGCTTAACTGCGGCGGCAAGGTATCGAGCTACAACATACCGATGCTTTACTGTTACGGTAGTTGGGAATTGAACAAAGGACTTACAACGGGAACAGCGACTCTTGTTGATGCAAGTGGTTGGGTGACGACACCATTTATTCCCGTCAGCGGCAAGATAAGTGTGACGGTTGAAACTGGCGGTACACGAAGCGGCTCAATGCTGAATGAATATGATAGCGGTTTCGGCTATGCATCATACTGGGGCGCGAGTACTAACCCAAGAACCTTTACCCTTGACACGGCGGCAAGCTATATAAGATGTACCTTCCTTATGTCGGCATTGGCAAATTGCTCTATATACGACAACACAAACGGGAAGTATCTATTCAAAGGAGGCAATGTATGACGGTTGAGGAAATGGCAACTTTAATTGAATTTCAGAAACAGCAGATATCCGACCTCACGGCAGAGCGCGACAGGCTCAAGTCGGAAAGCACGAACGCAAGCACAGCACTATCTGCTTCGCATGAGCAGAACGCAGAGCTGTCTGCAAATTACAACGATGCGGTAACTGCTCTTGAGATGCTCGGAGTAAACGAAGAGGAGGAGACAGATGAACTGGACGGAGAAAGCAACAGCGTTGAAAGCGGAGACGCATGATGCCTTGCAGACCCTTTGGGATAACATAAACAAAGGTCAACAGAAGCAACTCGCCAAGCGCGAGGATGTCAAGGCTCTGCTCGACAGATACGAGGTGGAGTATGAGTAAGGTCGAATCAGCCGTAACATGGGCAATCGGCATTGCGGCAGACAATAGCCACGGCTATTCCCAGCAGAACCGATGGGGCAATCCCGATTATGATTGTTCATCGTTCGTCATCAGCGCATACGAACAAGCTGGCGTTCCCGTTAAGTCAAAGGGCGCGACCTACACGGGGAATATGCGCTCGGTGTTCAAACGATGCGGCTTTGTCGAAGTGCCTCTATCCAATCTGCAACGAGGCGATGTGCTTCTCAACGAGCGCGACCACACGGCATTGTACATCGGCGGCAGCCAAATCGTCCATGCAAGGTCATCGGAGGGAAACAGTATTCCCGGCGATGGTAGCGGCAACGAGATACGGGTGCAGTCCTATTACAACGGCAACTGGGATTGCGTGCTGCGGTATGTTGATAACGGTTCGTCAACTGCTGCGTCAACTGCTGCGTCAACTAACCAAACAAACAACCAAACTACTTTGCAAAATTCACAAACAATCAGTGAAAATTCACTCACAGAAGGTGATGAAGTGATTTTACCAACGCTAAGTAAAGGCTCTAAGGGTGCATCCGTAAAGGCGTTGCAGACCTTGCTTGTCGGTTACGGCTATTCGGTCGGAAGTTGGGGATGCGATGGAGACTTCGGCAACGGAACGCTTATAGCCGTGCTGAACTTTCAGTCTGACAACGCGCTTGACAAGGACGGCGTAGTCGGCGGCAAGACTTGGAGCAAACTGATAAATGGATGAGGAGGGTATATGCTACCTGACTTTGAGATGATAACCTATCAATTCCCCGAACGCGAGGACATCACAATTATACCGATATCGGATGTTCATCTCGGCGCAAAGGAGTTCATGGAAGATGAGTTTGAATCGTTCATCAAATCGATTGCGAACAAGCCGAATGTGTATTTGACATTGGGCGGTGACCTCATAAACAACGGCACAAGGACGAGCGTATCGAACATATTTGAGGAGCAGATGAGGCCGTCCGCACAGAAAAAACTCATGGCGGCTTATCTCGCTCCCGTTCGTGAAAAGATACTATGCGCTGTCTGCGGTAACCATGAGAGACGAAGCGGCAAAGATGCAGATGATGACCCCATGTACGATATCATGTGCAAGCTCGATATTGAGGACAGATACCGCGAGAACATTGCGTTTGTGAAAATACAGATGGGCGATTTGAACGGAGACGGAAAGTACAATCCGACCTACTCGCTCGTTGTCACGCACGGATTTGGCGGAGGAATCTACACGGGAGGCGCAGTCAATCGCGGCGAACGATTCGGCTATGTCATTGACGGCATGGATGCATTGATTACCGGGCATACGCACAAACCCTTTGTGACACAGCCCGCTAAGATATTTATCGATAAGCACAACAATCGTGTAACTGTCAAACCGTTCAAGGTCATCACGTCAACATCGTGGCTGAATTATGGCGGTTACGCGGCTCAGAAACAGTTACTCCCGGCATCACACGCATTACAAACGATTACGCTCAAAGGCAAAACCAAAGAAATTATTGTAACAATGTGAGGTGAGATTATGGCTTGTGGCGGTAAGAAAAAATCCAAAGGCGGCAAAAAGAAGAAGTAAGAGGACGGACGAATGGAATTAATCATAGCAATTATCACAGCTTGCGGAGGCGCGGCCGTGACAGGGCTTTTCGCAGTAATCAAATCGCGCAAGGCAGAGAAGAGTGAAATCTGCAAGAAACTTGACGATATGGACTTTAAGCTTGAAGCGCACATCAACGAAGATGCTGAGTGCAAGGCAATCGAATCAAGATCGCGCATCTTGGCTTTTGGCGATGAGACTCGCAGAGGACTACTCCATACCAAAGAGACATGGGATGACCTACTCAAGAACATCGACCGATACGAAGACTACTGCACGGCTCATCCTCTGTTTGAGAATAATCAAGCCGTGCAGACTATAGACTATTTGAAAGCACTTTATAAAACGTGCCTTAAAAAGAACAGTTTCCTATAAGGAGGAAAAACTATGCTGAAAAACATTGATTGGAAAGACCTCGCTACAAGAGCATTCTGGACGTTCGTTGAGGGTTTCCTCGTTGCGCTCCCCGCCGGAGAGGCGATGGGCATGGACATCGGCGCGTGGAAGGCCGCTTTGATCGCTGCGGCTATGGCGGGTGTTTCTGCTGTGAAAACGCTCATGGTAGAGCTGATAAGACAGAAGAACATATAACCATTAGATAACAATCGGCAGCCTACCGTTGGGTGGGCTGTCTTTTTTCATTTCCCCCTTGCATGCTGTTATTTAGGCATATTTGCATTCACCGGGCGGTATATATAATTATGCCCTATCGGAGCAATAATTTAAGACCATTATCTTGGTCTACCTCTATACGCAATATAACGCGATTTAAGAATGCTTTCTTGCGGGATGTATCGAGTGATAGGTAAGTCTCCTTCCAATCGTTGGGGAGCGTTTTAATGGGCAATAACGGCACTTGGGATGCTTCTATCTCATCTAACTGCGCTTTTAACACAGCGTAATCAGCATCGTAGGTTTCTCGGTCAATCTTATCGTCAATATACAAATCTTTCAGCCTTGATAACTTCTTCTTGATTTTATCGGGGCTGACTTTTTGCGTCTGCTTTTGCCTCAGCTTTGCAGTAACATTGTACTCGTTAAGCTCGGATTCAATATTATCAAGAATCCAGTGTTCTATATACTCTTCTCTTATCCGTTTTCTGTGATTGCAAGTATTCTTTTCTCTGTTGGAGCGGCAGCGATAATAAGTATATATGTTCGTGCGCTCGGCATGCATAGCAGCCCCGCAGTGGGAGCAAAATATAAGACCCGTAAATAAATACTGTTTGCTGTGCGAAGAAGATGCATTGCGCTGTGCGCGGTTTTGAACCATTGCCTGAACTACTTTAAATGTATCCTCGTCTATGATTGCTTCGCAAAGATTTGGGTAGCCGTGAATCGTTCCTATATACACAGGATTAGTCAAATACTTCTGAATAGATCTATATGTAATAGAATGATACTGAGCGGAAAACCATTTGACGGTTTCGGATAATGAACCGCTCTGCAAATAATGATTGTACAGAGCTTTGACTATCTCGGCATCTTGATTAGGCACATAGTGCTTATTTACGATGTCATAACCGAAAGCCGGACTCGCGTTCAGAGCCTCGCCCTTCTCTTTCTTTTGGGCAAAAACAAAATTGATTCTGTCTCTCGTCTGATCTGCTTCGTTCTGAGCTATAGCAAGCTTCAAATTCAGCATCAGCTGTCCGTTCGTTGTGGTGGTGTTGTAATCCTCTTCCGTTGCTATCCATTGCACATTGTGGCTATCAAGGATGCGCTGGACTTCATAATAGTCTCCGACATTGCGAAACCATCTATCCAACTTGATGAATAGGATGACATCGAACTTCCCCGCTTGGGCATCGTTCAAGAGCCGGACGAACTCAGGGCGTTTTTTGTAATGTTTTCTCGCACTGATACCTTCGTCAGTATACACATCGGCGATCACCATCTCATGCGATGCTACATACCGTTTTAGGACTTCCAGCTGCACATCAAGAGACAGCCCATGCAAGACTTGCTCCTCTCGGCTCACTCGCGTATATAGCGCGGCTCGTTTAACTTTCTCCATATCAAGCCCTCAAATATCCTATGCCGGGATGCGTGATGTCATAGATCAGAAAGCCTATGATGAACACTACCAACGCACAGCACATTATTATAGCTATATGCTTTTCTGCTATAGCTCGTCTCTTCTCAGCTTTCAGCTCTGCAAGGAGTATAGAATCTATGTGATGAAGCTTTTCCGATTTCTCCCTATGCTCATGAGTAAATCCGCACAACGCATCAACGCTCATACCAAGAGCATTTATAACAGGCGATAACCCCAAAAAGCTCGGATTCTTAGGCATCTCAATTAAAAACCGCTTGATGTTTATCTCCGGCACTCCGCTCTTCGCTGCAAGCTCCGCTGTCGATAGCCCACTTTCCTCAAACCGTAGCTTTATCTCTTCGTATATCTCAGAAAAGTTCCGCATAGTTCTCCTTTCCAATTTTGTAAAAAATATGTTTCAAAGATGTCTGTTGTGTTTTAACCTTGTCCGAAGTATAATTTAATTATCTTGTTAGGACAATAACAAACTATATTTTCTCTTATCACGAAAAATGTCCGTATTATTGGACAGCAAACGAAATATACTGTAATCAACGAACAAAACGGGGAGGATAACACAATGCTCGATAGTATTATTGAAAAAGCACTTGAACTCGATGATGAACAATTTGAACGCTTTATCGCTCGCTTAGAATCGTTAGTAGCTGGTCTTCAAGACGAGACAGTTGCTCATCGGACAGATTTGAAATAATTGCAGTGATCCGATTGATACGGTTTTTTGTTTTTTCGTCTACGCTCTCGCTGATTGAACCAGCGGGGGCGTTTTCATCTATAAGCTCGGCTATGCCTACTCCAAGATAATTTGCGACTGTTTGCAACTTGCTTACTGTAGGGGAACTGTTTCGCCACTTACTGATGGTGCTGTTTCCGAATCCAACAGCCGACTCAAGCTCCGGCAGACTCATTCCTTTACGTTCTTTCGCAAGGGTTTTTATTTTGACAATATTCATGTTACCTCCGCAAGAAAATTTTCGAATAAAGTGTTGACAACGAGAAAACTTTCTGCTACTATAAGGGCGTCACAAGAAAACTTTCTCCTTGATATGGCGATATGCATCATGTGGTAATGGTTGCATTATAGAATATTTTCTCCAAAATGTCAAGAAGTTTCTTTTCGGTAACAGAAAGAAGGTGAATCATGGTTTACAACAGCGTGTGCAAATTATGCCAGAAGCACAACATCAGCGTAACTCAGTTGGAAAAAATACTCGGATTCGGCAACGGCACAATTCATTCTTGGAGGGAAAGCTCCCCCTCAGTCGCAAAGGCAAAGGTTGTCGCAGATTTCTTTGAAGTTTCTGTCGATGACTTGATTGAAGAAGAAAGCAGATAACCAACCGCATCGAGAGAAAGGACGAACAATGACGGCAGAAAAAATACTCACCATTCTCTACGAACAGTGGGCAGACCAGAACGGCGTTGAAATTGAACTAAAGATAGAAAGGAGAGGGAAAAATGATAATGACAAAAATCTCAAAGAAATTGCTTGAAGCACAGCAAGAGGCTTTTGACCTTCAGCACACAAATCAGCTTTTGATGGAGCAGATAGCAGAGCTGCGAGACGAGCTTGCCGAAAGAGACATGCAGATTCGTTCCTATGAATCTGAAATCAAGCGGCTGAGAACGGGCATTGAGGATGCGAGAGATCTCCTCAAAAACATACGATGAAGCCGCCATGCAAAAGGGATTGCCCAAAGCGTACCGCCGGATGCGGCGCGACTTGCCCCGAATGGGCTGAATATGTCGAGCAACGAAACAAGCGTTATACAGAGCGCATATCCCCTGTCGAAGTCTATAGCATGGTGCAGTCGAGCGACAAGCTCAAGCGGTATGTCAATTACCGTCACAAGTTAGGAAAATGAAAAAGCCGCAACGGAACTGGTACTTCCGTCACGGCACAGTATGGACAGCTTGATTATATCAAGCGGAAAGGAAAAAAGCAAGTGAGAATAGCAATTTGGATGTTCCTTCTTTTCCTTGCGTTCGCATCAATCGGTTACTTCCTGTCTGGAATAGCCGAAGCGGAGCAGAGGAAAGAGTACGAAGAAGACCCGGAAAGATGGGAGCGCGAACATGAACGTCTGTACTACCTCTGAAGAGCCGATGGTGGTTTCCGAACTCGTTTGGGTTCTGAAACAGCACAAGCATCCGATGACACGGCGAGAGCTGTGCCGCGAGTTAGATTGCACGGACAGAGCCTTAAGGCAACGCATCGAAACCGCTCGGAATTTTGGGCATTGGATAGTCAATGACGGCAACGGTGCCGGGTATTATCTCGCAGAAGATGCATACACAATACTCCGCTATTACAACATCGAATACGCAAGAGCGATGTCGATATTAAAGCGGCTGAAGTTTGTCAGAAGATTTTTGAAGAAAGAAGGATTACTTGAATGATGGATTTGCCAGATGCTCCCTGGATAAAGGATGCCGAAGCAACAGGCGGCATTCATGAAGAAGCCGAACCCGAAGTCGAAGAAAAGGTCTATAGTACTCTCAAGATGGAGATAGATTACCTTGATGATCCCGACACTATGATTCATCTCGGTGCGGTTGACGGGAGTGGCTTTTGGTTCGTAGGCACACGCGAAGAGTTTTATAAGGTGTATCGCCGTATAAATATGAAGCTCAACGATGACATGCTTAACAGCAAGATGAAAGCATATCGCGATTACATCAAGACGATGGAAAGGCTCACGGACATGATTAAATGCCCGCAGAAGCCCAAAGATAAGGGTAAACGCTCTAAGCTCTGGCACGAAGCGCAGTCAAGGTACGATACCTATTGGAAAAAGAAAGGCTATATCGACAGCAAGCCGAAGCCAATAGATGAGCGTAAGGTCAAAGAGATGTACCCGCGTATTCAGGGCGGCATAGTCATCCTCGTTGAGGGCATAGAGCCGGGATTGTATTGGGATAGAGAGGAGTACGAAAATGACGTTTGAGAGCGGCGTAAGCGGATATGTTGTTGGAGCTTGCGAAGTTAAAGCGTACTTCCCGATAGATCTAAAAGGCAACGCAGATGTTAAGTGCGCTCAGTGCCGTTTCTATTCGGTCAACAGCCGCAGATGCAAGCTCAACGGCGAAGTAGTCGAATACCCTGAGAAGTATGTGGGCAGCAGATGCCCCTTAGAGTTTGAGGAGGACACATGAAAAGATATAGATTGCTCCACGCGGACGAGATAGAGTGCCGTGTGGCACAGTGTACGGAAAAGGGAGTATCAATACTCCTCTATAAAACAGCGCGTACAGATGCCGATATTCTTGATGAGACGGTAGGCTCTGAAAATTGGGAGAACGATTTCAAGCTCGTTGATGGCGTTCTCTACGGTGGCATCGGAGTTGATTACGGCAGAGGGCTTGTGTGGAAATGGGATGCCGGAACTGAAAGCAATACCGAAGCTGAAAAAGGTCGCGCATCGGATGCGTTCAAGAGAGCTGGCTTTAAGCACGGCATTGGCAGAGAGCTTTATTCCGCGCCGTTCATCTGGATATCCAAAGACCTGTGCAATATCAAGCAAGACAGCAAGGGCAAGTGGAAGTGCTATGACAACTTCAATGTTGTCAATATTGCATACGATAGGCTTGAACGCATATCTGCACTGACGATAGCCGTCAAGGGTGTTCCCGTGTATGAGATGGGCAAGCCTACAAAGAAGACCGAAGTGGAAACGCCTCTTGTATGCACAGCGTGCGGGAATCTGATCTCCGACAGCAAAGCTAAGAACGGTGAGGTTTGGAGCGCATACAACATCATGGAATACTCCAAGACCCGATATGGAAAACCTCTTTGCGCGGGGTGCATAAAGAATGCGGGTTGAAACAGCACGATATGAAAATGGGGAACTTCATCTGAAAGTTCCCCCAACGGATGCAAGAGTATTCGTGTACAAGTTTAAGCCGGGAGAATTTGATATCATCCCCGCTAAGACAAAGCGCAGCCTTAACGCAAACTCTTACGCATGGCTCTTGATTAATAAGATTGCGGAAGCCGTTAGGGAATCACCACAGACGATATATAAACAGGCGTTAAAAGATGTGCCGAATATCTGCGAAGCTCTCTGCGTGAGAAATGAGGCGGTTGAGGCAACATCTAAGCTGTGGGTGAAAGACCACATCGGCAGAAGGGTAGAGACTCGGCCAAGCAAGCTCGTTGGATGCACTACGATGTTTATCTACTATGGTTCATCGGACTTTGATACGCGGCAGATGTCAATACTCATCGATAACCTCGTCCAGGATGCCAAGCAGATGGGCATAGAGACACGCCCAGAGGACGAGATAAAAGCACTTTTGGAGGCGTGGAATGGATAGTAACGGATATGCCCCAAGCTTAATAAAAAAATCATATGGCGAATGCGACAGCTGTTTTCTGTGCGGCAGAACATCCGGCAAGCTGGATAGACATGAGATATTTCACGGCCCCTATAGGCAGAAATCTAAGCGGCTTGGCTTGTGGGTAACACTCTGCCATGAATGTCATATGGACTTGCATCAGCACGATGCTAACAAAGACCGCGCCTTAAAGAATCTCGGACAGTTAGTCGCAATGGGCGAATTCAAGTGGAACATCTACGATTTTAGGCGCGAATTCGGAAAAAACTATTTAGATATTGAGGAGGACACATAATGCTTAACCAGATTACTTTGCTCGGCAGACTCACAAAGGATGTTGAGCTGCGAAAGACCCCGAACGATACCTCTGTCGCATCGTTTACCATAGCGGTAGACAGAGACTTTCAGAGCGGCGGCTCGGAAAGACAGGCAGACTTTATCCCGGTTGTCGCGTGGAAGAACAATGCAGAATTCGTCAGCAAGTGGTTCAGCAAGGGTTCGCTCATCTGCTTGAGCGGCTCATTGCAGATGAGAAATTGGGAAGACAAACAGGGTAACAAGCGTGTTACCGCCGAAGTGCTGATGGAACGCTGCTGGTTCGCGGGATCTAAGAGCGAAAAGGCTACACAGAATCCTGCGGCTGACTTCACGGAGCTGCCGGACGAAGAAGACCTTCCGTTCTAAGTAAAGGACGTAAATTATGAAGTATCTCAAAGTCTTTACTGACTTTTCGGATGACCTGAATGAACTCAGTGACATTGAGGTTGGGAGACTGTTCCGGGCTATGCTTTCATACGCGGAAAACGGAACTCTCCCCGACCTTAAAGGCAATGAGCGATTTCTATGGGCAGTCGCAAAGAGGAATATAGATGCACAGAGAGAAAGCTATAGTAATAAGGTAGAAGGAGCGGCAAAAGCCCGTTCTCTGATTAACTCTGATATCAGAAGCAATCAATCTGATTGCAATAAAAACAGATTGATATCAGCGCAAGACAAAGACAAAGAAAAAGACAAAGACAAAGAACAAAAAAAGAATATAAAAATATATAGCCCCGTGCCGGAGCTAAATTCTGCGATTTTGTCATTTATCGAGTTCCGAAAGCAGATAAAAAAGCCGATGACGGACAGAGCTATAGAGCTTTTAATATCTCAGCTTGACAAGGTTTCGGCTGATACTGCGGAGCAGATAGCTATTCTGAACCAATCCGTTATGAACGGTTGGCAGAGTGTATATCCGCTCAAGAACGAGCAGAAGAGCAAGCCTAAGATCACAACGGCAGCAGAGTATGAGCCGATGACATCCTCACAGGAAGAGAAGATGCGGAAGTTCATCGAAGCCGCGAAGAATGGAGTATCGCATGGCGTATAACAAATACCATGCTCGCAAGGCGACTGTCATGGGGGAAACCTTTGACAGCCGCCGCGAGGCGGAGAGATGGATGGTGCTGAAAGCTTCTGAGCGTGTAGGCACTATCCAGAACCTGCGTCGGCAGGTCAAGTATGAGCTGATACCAGCGCAGAGGATAAACGGCAAGGTCGTCGAACGCTCCGTAAGCTACATCGCAGACTTCGTATATGAGCGTGACGGCGAGACGGTCGTGGAAGACGCAAAAGGCAAAATATTACCCGTGTACATCATCAAGCGAAAGCTGATGCTGTGGGTATACGGGATACAGGTGAAAGAGGTGTGATATGAGCCAGTATGTACTATCGCTTTCGTATGGCAAGGACTCGCTCGCCTGTCTCGGCGCAATTGAGAAGCTCGGTCTCCCTCTTGACCGCATCGTTCACGCCGAAGTCTGGGCGACAGAGACTATCTCGGCAGACCTGCCGCCGATGGTCGAGTTCAAAGCCAAAGCCGACAGGATAATCAAAGAACGATGGGGGATAGAGGTCGAACACTATAGCAGTAATTTCACATATGACTCTTACTTTCACGCGCCGTACACACATAAAAGCGAGTTGAGGGATTTATCGAAGAACGGCATATATGGATTCCCGTACAGGATGGGAAACTGGTGCAACAGCAGACTAAAGGTTTCTGTTTTGTCAAAAATAAAGAACCAAACAAAGGGAGCTGTGCAGTATATTGGCATCGCCGCTGACGAGCCGAACAGGTTTCACAATCTCGACGGGATAACGAAAATATCTCCGCTCGTCGAAATCGGATGGACAGAAGCTGACGCAATGAAGTGGTGTATCGAGAACGACCTGCGCTCCCCGACATACGATATGTCTACGAGGGGGGGTGCTGGTTCTGCCATAATCAGCGAGCCAGCTCATTGAGAATTCTTAGAAAAGACTATCCAGAGCTGTGGGAAATGCTGTTGAGATGGGATGCAGAGTCGCCCACTTCGTTTCACGCAGACGGGCATACAGTACACGATTATGAAAACAGGTTCAAATGGGAGGACGAGGGATACTTCCCGTCTCAGAAGCAGTTCCGATGGGCAGATATTGCAGAACCCCAGATGAACATATTCCAGCTAATAAAGGAGTAATTATGAAAGACGCAGTACCTGTAGAAGAACTCATAAAACTGAGAGACTGGTTCTACGAGTCGGACGGTATCACTATGAATAATCTCGGCAGACTGAACGCGCTTATAAAAAAGTATTCAAGCAAAGAAATCCCCAAAATAGAAACAGGCTTTGAGCGATGGGCGCTCGAAGACGGTAAAAAGGCATTGGCGGATAAATATAACAAGGGGTTGTGATATGAGTCTTGATAAAGCTATAGCTCACGGGAAAGAACATCGCAAACCTTACATAGGGAACAAAGCCATAGACCGCACCTGCCGCAACCACGGCTCATGCGACTGGTGCAAACAGAACAGACTACACAAATTCATACTACCGAATGAACGGAGAGATGACGAATGACCGATAACGAACGCGCCGAATACTGCTACGAATGCAGAGGATATGGCGATGACTACTATTTCGACGCAGACGGCGACATAGTGAATGCTTGCCCAGAGTGTTGGGTGTACAGGAGGGATGAAGATGGAAAAGACTGATTTATTGAACGCGGCTCGTCTCATTAGGGACTATTGCGAATGCCATAAGTGTAGCAAATGCCCGTTCAAAGGTATCAACTGCGAGCTGGCAACGCCCGTGTACCCGATGTACTGGGAGCTGGAGGAGCTATGATAATCTACATTATTGCGATGCTTCTCATCGCCGCGTTTCTTGACGCTATCGCAGGGTATATGGTCGCGCAAGCGATACGATATATCTGGGTAGCAATCAAGTGCTTGCACGGCAAGGAGGAGTTCGACCCAAGCTGGATGATATACGATGTATGGGAGGAGACGAGATGAGACAGAACAGTTTCCTCGCACAGAAAGAGCTTGAGAAGATACAGGCGATGCGAGCGGCTCGCCACATGGAGCTGGTCTTCTGCTGTGACTGTATGTGCATCGCTCTCGGCGAGCTGGGATACGGGGAGAAACGCCTTAAAGACTTCGAGCAGAAATTCTCGGAGGTATACGACAAATACGACGCTATTCGCGAGAAAGACGGGAAGACCGACAAAGATGGATGGTACTACCACGACACGCTCGACAACGACCTCAGACAGTACACGGGCAAGTGGTTTGTACCGTTCGACGAACGATATTATGGAGGAAAAAGATGAATAACAAACCTTGCGAGGGAACGACCTGCGTAGATAAATTCCAGCCAGAATGCACCCGATGCGGACATAACCCGTCGGTCAACATCTGGAGAAAAGAACGCATTCGGAGAGGAGAGATGGTAACCGACGTGCGCGGCAGAAAGAAGCTTCTTCTGCACTTCGGGTTATGACCACAAACGAGACTTTCCCGATGCGCTTGCAGAGACTGCGAGAGCGGAAGCGCATATCCAGACGGGTTCTCTCGGAGCTGTGCGGACTACACCATGACGCAGTACGCCGTTTCGAACTAGGGATGCAAGAGCCAACATTGCAAGACCTCAACGAGCTGGCAGACTTCTTCGAAGTATCGCTCGATTACCTCACCTGCCGCAAAAATTATTGGTAGCTGGCACAGAGCGTGGCATATTGCGCGAGAAAGAGAATATGATTAGGGTAGCGGTGAAATATCCGCCACCTTTTCATAGTAAATGGGTCTGCATAAAAGACGCGGACAGGGTGGGTACAGGGGCAATTTTATAAAGGAGAGTGCGAAGAATGGCACAGCGTGGAAAACCGCGCTCCTTTTCATCGGCAGAAGCAATTGCCAAAGCATACACAGATTTTTGCAATGATATCAAGGCGAAATTTGACGAGGGGAAACCTTGCCAGATTCCGTCGAAATCCAACTTCGCCGAATGGACTGGATGCGACAGAAGAACAGTATACCTTACAATGGAGAAATATTATCCCGCCATCAAAAAGCAAATCAACGATATTATGGCTGAGACGCTTGTTGAGGGAGTATCGAGGGGTATATGGCAACCGACGATTATCATATTCGCATTGAAGAACTGGTGCGGATGGGCAGACAAGGTCGAGACGAAGAGCGAGATATCTGGCACACTTGAGCAGAGATACGATGCCATGAAGAAGCTGATGTCCGATGACGGATAAAGAGGTTATCAGATGGCTTCGGAAGAACGGGGCGAAGATAGGGCGCACGGTAGGCTTTGAAGACTTTACCGACATTCATTCCGAATGGATAGAGCAGATGGTCTTCGGAAAAGGCGACTATACCTTAATGGCGCATCGAGGCGCGTTCAAATCTTCGTGCCTTGCGGTAGCTATTGCCTTGATGATGATACTGTATCCGCAGAAGAACATCATTTTTCTCCGAAAGGCGGATAACGATGTCAGCGAGATGCTCCGTATGGTCAAGAAGATTCTCCAGACAGAGACGATGGCGACCATAGCAGGGTACTTCTACGACATGGAGCTGAAGATAACAGAAGACGCGCAAGACCGTCTCTCGACATCGCTCTGGCGTTCGCCGATGGGTTCTCCACAGCTCCTCGGTCTGGGCATCAAATCGTCTATAACGGGCAAACACGCAGAATTCGTCATAACGGACGATATCTGCAATGTCAGCGACCGCATTTCAAAGGCGGAACGCGAACGGACGAAGCTCCAGTATCAAGAGCTACAGAACATCGAAAACCGTGGCGGTAGAATAATCAATCTCGGCACGAAGTGGCATCGCGACGATGTCTTCTCTTTGATGCCGAATATCCATGTCTACGATTACCATTGCACAGGCTTGATAACGGACGAGAAAATCGCCCAGCTCAAGCAGAGCATGACACCTGCGTTATTCGCGGCGAACTATGAGCTGAAGATAGTGGCGGACGAAGATGTTATATTCTCCGACCCGAAATTCATCTACGACCCAGAGTTGGTATGCGATGGCTATTCTCATGTAGACGCGGCATACGGCGGCGGAGATAGCACGGCGTTCACCGTGATGTCAAAGAAAAACGGGAATTACTACATCTACGGCAAGCTCTGGCATCGCCATGTTGACGGATGCATGGACGAGATATGCAAGAAGCACAACGAGTTCCGATGCGGAAAGATGTGGAACGAGAACAACGGCGATAAGGGATATCTCGCAAAGGAGTTCCGAAAGCGAGATATACGATGCATATCCTATCATGAGGACATGAACAAGTACCTCAAGATAACGACCTATCTCGTCGGAGCGTGGCAGAATGTCTACTTCCTTGAGGGAACGGACAAAGAATACCTCGCAGAAATACTGGACTACAATGAAAACGCGGAGCATGACGACGCACCCGATAGCTGTGCATCGCTTATCCGCAAACAATATTGGAAGAAAAATGAGGGCGAAGAACTGCCCGATACTTCATATTACGGAGGGCAGTTATGATAACCTATCAAGACTTTCTGAAAGAAACCAACAAAGAGCGGTTCATCCAGAACGCGGTTTCGGAGCATAAGTCTACAAGCCTGTATACGACGGCTCTGGATGCGAACTACTACGACAAGCAGAAGAACACGACCATTCGCAATTATGTGAAGACTATCATCGGCAACGGCGGTCGGCGCATGATAGATATCACAGCTACGAATAGCCAGCTCTGCTCTAACTTCTTCCGCCGTCTCAACACCCAAAGGAATATGTATTCTCTCGGCAACGGCATCAGCTTCGGCAAGGACGGCATCAAGAAGAAGCTCGGCAACAAGATAGACACTCGTCTACAGGACGCGGCATACAAGGCTCTGATACACGGAGTCTCGTTCCTGTTCTGGAACATAGACAAGGTCGAAGTGTTCCCCATAACGGAGTTCTGCCCTCTCTACGACGAAGAGACGGGCGCACTCCGCGCAGGTATCCGCTTCTGGCAGATAGACAGCACGAAACCGATATTCTACACGCTGTTCGAGGAAGACGGGTACACGAAATACCGTTCCGACTCCAGCCAGATGAGCGTCATCGAGACGAAGCGAGCATATCAGCGGACTATCCGAAGCTCACGCGTCAGCGGCGACGAGCTGGTGAACGAGAGCAACTATGACGGATTCCCCGTCGTTCCTCTGTATGGTAGCAAGCTCAAGCAGTCTACGCTCGTTGGCATGAAGCAGAAGATAGACAGCTACGACCTCATATCCAGCGGCTTCGCAAATGACCTCACGGACTGCTCGCAGATATACTGGATAGTCTCCAACGCTGGCGGCATGACGGAGAAAGAGCTGTCGCAGTTCCGCCAGAGACTACTGTTCCAGCACATCGCAACCGTTGACGGAGATGACGGTGTCGAAATAAAGCCGTATACACAGGAGATTCCTTTCCAGAGCAGAACGGCATATCTTGCCCTGCTTCGTAACCAGATATACGACGACTTCGGAGCATTCGACTGCTCATCCATATCAGCGGCGGCAAAGACGGCGACAGAAATCAACGCCGCATATCAGCCTATGGACGAGAACGCGGACGACTTCGAGTATCAGATAATATCCGCTGTCGAAAAGCTCCTCGCTTTGCAGGGCGTGACAGGAGACGATGCAGTCGCCATGTTCAAGCGCAACCGCATCGCGAACCAGACGGAGCAGACGCAGATGGTGATGACCGCCGCATCCGTATTGGATGAACAGTCGATACTTGAACACCTGCCGTTTCTCACCCCCGAAGAAGTACAGGCACTCATGGAGCGAAAGGCGAAGACGGAGCTTGATATCGCCATGCCAGAAGATGAAGAGACTGAGGAGTAATCTATGGACGAGGGGCACAAGCTGACAGACATAGAGCTTGAGCGCGTTGAGCGGCGTTGCATGAGAATGTACCGACAGGCAGAGAAAGAAATGTCTGGGGTCATCCGCAACTACTTCAGCGAGTTTGAGGTTCTGGATAAGGAACGCAAAGGCTGGGTCGAAGCTGGCAAAATGACAGCGGCGGAATATCAGTCATGGAGACTCGCGAGAATGGCTCGCGGCGAGCGTTTCGTATCCATGCGTAATGACCTTGCTCGTCGCCTTACGAACTCTCACAGCGCGGCTCTGGAGCTTATCAACAACGCTATGCCGAAAGTCTACACGCTCAACCGCAACTGGTCTGCGTATGAGATAGAGAAAGGCTCTGGCATCGCGTTCAATATCTATGATGAGACGACTGTCAGAGACCTGCTCGTTAACAACCCCGACATTATGCCCGAATATAACCCGTATTTCCCGAAGTCGATGGGGTTACAGACTCCGAAAGACCTCATATACGGAAAACAGGTCATTACCAACGAGATAACATCGGGCATTCTGCAAGGAAAGAGCATAGACGGCATCGCGGACAGCATCCAGCATCGTATCAGCACCATGAACAGGACGCAAGCCGTGAGAGCGGCGAGAACCGCTATGACAGCCGCGCAGAACGGCGGACGCATGGCAACCTATCAAGAAGCGGAGAAAATGGGCATCAAGCTCAAAAAGCAATGGATGGCAACGCTCGATGCTCGCACCCGTGACAGCCATGCGAAGCTCGACGGCGAGACCGTTGCTACCGACAAGAAATTCTCCAACGGATGCAGATACCCAGCAGACCCAGAGGGGAGACCTGCGGAGGTCTACAACTGCCGATGCACGATGATAGCAGAGATAGAGGACTCTCCGTATAGCAAGACCTACACCGCACCAGACGGGAAGACGGCTGAGTACAGGTCATTCAAGGAATGGCAAGCTGGAAAGCTCGCAAGCGGAAATATTGCTGTTGTAAACACGGCAAGCGTAGGTTATAATAATATCAGCGCAATTCAAGCGAGTAAACCGACCACAGCAAAAAGGACATTGTCGCTTGTTAATCCTTATTCGGGAGAGCTTGAAGATGTTGAGCTTTCCGATGCTTTTGATAACGCAAAGATGCGGCAGAAGCTCTCTGAGGAATTCATAAAAGAAGCGGATAACGCGCTGGAGAGAACAAACGACCCGAATGTAATAAAGCTCTTCCAGATGTTCAAGGACGATTATCAAATGGGGCGTACGGATTACAACGGGGCGCATTATTCTCCGCTGAAAAACTGGGTAGAGTTTAACTCCTCCGTAGTTAAGAACGGAACACCAGACGGGTACAAACTGCCGTTTCAGAATATGCTTCATGAATTCGCGCATTTCGTAGACCACAACGCGAGTGAGGTATCGACTCTCGCGGCGACATGGGAAAACGGGAAACTGTTCTCATCAATAAGAAAGGACGCTCTCGACTTTGAGGAGAAAGCAAAAGTTTCGAGCAACTGGGCGTACGCAAGAAGTCTGCTCGGAGACTTCTCCTCACACGACATTGGCGGCGTGAGCGATAGCCTTGAAGCGTTTACAGAGTCGTATCCGCTCGGCGGAGGTCATGGGAGCAAATACTGGGGAACGGGCGAAGAAAAGCAATATCGTGTTACGACAGAATTTTTCGCACATTGTTGTGAGTCCTATCTTGCAGGTGATAAGTACCAAAACGCATTGAAAACTGTCTTCCCGACAGCGTGGGAAGACTTTCAGAAAATGATATACGAGGTGACGCATTGATGACAAGAGAAGAAGCAACAAAGAAATATGTGGATGCTTTCGGAGGATTCCCGTATGAACTCGTCTGCGACTGCGACGATGAGCGCATAGTCGAGCTTGTAACCGAAGCCTTGAAAACGGGCGAGGAAATTGCGTTCGACGACGGCAATATCTATTAATGAGCAGTTTCGTTGATATCGTAGACAACACAAAAGAAGCACTCGCGGCGATAAAGAAAGCGAAGCAGAAAGGTCTGGAGAAGTGCGGTCTCAAAGCGGAGGGATATGCGAAGAAGAACCTCACCGCGAATAAGAGCGTAGATACAGGCAACCTGCGGAACAGTATCACGCACAAGGTCGCAGGTAACGATGCATACATCGGCACGAATGTCGAATATGCGCCGTATGTCGAATTCGGCACAGGCATCTATGCGTCTAAAGGCACGAGCGCAAAGGAAATCCCGTGGGTATATCAAGACAGCGGTGGAAACTGGCATCGTACGAAAGGTTCTCGCCCGAAGCCGTATCTCCGCCCTGCGGCAAGCGAACATGGAGAAGAATACAAGCAAATAATTAAAGACGCGTTAAAGAACGAATGACTCGCTCAGAAATGGGCGAGTTTTTTTATCGCTGGCACAGATTGTGGCATATTGACTTTCAGAACGATTAAAATGTACTTGTAAAAAGACATGGATGAGCATATCCATGTTATCTCCGCGGCAAGCATCGCCGCCAAGGAAATGTAAAGGAGAAAAATATGTCACTTACGCGCAAAAGCCTCAAGGCAATGGGGTTGACCGATGAACAGGTCGATAGCATCGTTGAGATGCACACGGAGACCGTAGACGCTCTGAAAGCACAGAGAGACGAGTACAAGACGAACGCTGAGAAGTACACAGCGGTTCAGACTGAGCTTGACGCTCTGAAAGCAAAAGGCGACGACGGTTTCAAAGCGAAGTTTGAAAAGGTCACTAAGGACTTTGAGGACTTCAAAGCAAGCGTCACCGCAGAGAAGACCGCTGAGAAGCGTACCTCTGCAATCAAGGCGTATTTCGAAAAGGCAGGTATCGCAGGTAACAATCTTGCTATAGCGATGCGATGCGTGGCGAATGAGAAACTGGAGCTGGACGGAGACAATCTGGCAAGCACAGAGATTCTCGACAACCTTGTCAAAGGCGACCTTGCAGGTCTCGTACAGACTACCCGTGTAGACGGGCAGAGAGTCGAGACACCCCCGTCTGGCGTTCAGCAGTCCGAACTGGACGCGCTTTCCGACGATGACTATTATCGGGCAAAATTCAACACAAAATGAGGTAATGAAAAATGGCAAACTCTTTTCTGACTACCAAGAACATCGCAAGACAGATTCTCCCCGAACTCATTGACAATCTCGTCATGCCGAACCTGTGCCACAAGGACTATTCCGACACTTTCGCCGCACAGGGCGACACCATCCGCGTTCGCAAGCCTACCAAGTTCACCGCATCCGCTTTTGATGTCAACGCTGGCATCTCTGCACAGGACATCACCGAAGAGAGCGTCGATGTCAAGCTCGACACCATCGCAACCGTCGATGTCAACATCGAGGCTATCGAAGCCGCAACCAACATCGAAGACCTCACCAGACAGGTTCTGAGACCTGCCGCTATCGCTCTTGCCGAAAAGATAAACGCTGACGGTCTCAAGCAGTACAAGTACGCATACGGCATTCTCGGTACTGCTGGCACTACTCCCGACGGTCTTGACGACTTCGCGAATGCTCGCAAGTTCCTCAACGAGCAGAAAGCTCCTCTCTCCATGCGCCGCGCCGTATGGGATGTTGACGCTGATGCGGCATTCACCCAGATTGGCAATCTCGTCAAGGTCAACGAAGCTGGCACGAACACCGCTCTCCGCGAGGGCGAAATCGGTCGCGTCTTCGGTCTGGACAACTATATGTCACAGGCAGTCGCAGACCATTCCGCTTCCACTCTTACCGCTGGCGGCACTTCTGCGACTGGCGTAAAGGTCAAGGCAAATGTCGCCGCTGGCAAGACCATCGTTCTCATCTCCAACGCTTCTGCGTCTGGCACTCTGAGCGGCTCTGTTGTCGCTGGCGATATCCTTGCCATCACTCACAGCGGTTCTACCATCATGGCTCGTGTCGCCGAAGCTTCTACCGCTTCTGACAACGAACTCAGCGTCAAGCTCGACAGAGCTGTCACCGTTTCCGCAAACGATGCAGTCGTCCTCAAGAGCTACGCCGCAAACCTCGTCTTCCACGAGAACGCCATCGCATTCGTCACTCGTCCTCTCATCGCCCCTGCTGGCGCAGAGAGCTACACCACGAGCTTCAACGGCTTCTCCCTCCGCGTTGTTCGCGACTACGACATCCAGTACAAGAGAGAGAAGCTCTCCGTCGATGTCCTCTACGGTTACAAGACCGTGTACCCCGAACTCAGCGCAGTATACATGGGTTAATCCCATAAGAGAGGAGCGGCAGAATGATAAGCGAAATATGCGAGCATCTGCATAACTGGTTCGCATCCGACAGCAACGGCAATCCGTACCCGACAGAAGTCGGTACATTCACGATTGCTGACGGCGAAATCAATCTGCCGTTTCTTGCAGTCGGGCAGTATTTCGGTATCAGAGACAGCGTGTTCAACGATGGCGTACATCGCTACGGCTATGACTCACTCGTCGATGAGACCTTTACTGGCACTATATGGGCGATGAAAGTTCCCCCCTCTTTCCTCGCCCTGTGCGAAGAAATAGAAAGCTGGCAAGCTAAGAACGGAGAAGCGGCGGCTGGTTTGTATCAGTCCGAAAGCTTCGGCGGATATAGCTATTCCAAGGCGAGCGCGACCAACTCCCAGTCCGCTCTATCATGGAAGTCGCAGTTCCGCTCCCGTCTCAATCAATGGAGAAAGCTATGAGCTTGCTTGACTCTTTTTCAAAGACCTGCGTTAAGGTCACTCCGACCCGTGTGAGTGATGGTGCAGGGGGTTTCACCACCACCTACACGGAGTCGGGCAGTTTCAAGTGCGCGATAGCACTTGAAAATACTTCTGAAAGCATACGAGCTGATAAGCAAACTGCATTGTCCTCCTTTTCGATTCTGGTTGATGGCGAAGTGTCGCTGGCGTATGGAGACATCGTCAAAGACTCCAGCGGCATGAGCTATCGCATTACATCGCATCCGTTCGAAAAGGTATCCCCTCAATGCGCGAGCTTCTCGCTAAAATCATTTACTGCGGAAAGGTGGGTAATGCCAAGTGCCACTCCTGTCACAGGATAAGGTTCTGTATAGTTTCTTGTCCTCATTTGGCGTATCAGCCTATGCCGCGACTGCCGTACCCGACGGCGTTGCATTCCCTTATTTGACCTATGACCTGCAAATGGACAACTGGGAACGGAGACAGAGCGTCATCGTTCACTTGTACTACTACGGCGAAAGCGAAGCTACGCCGAACGAAAAGGTCAAAGCGATATCCGATGCAATATCCTACGGCGGCAAGATACTCCCCTGCGATGAGGGTGCTTTGTGGGTGAAGCGCGGTTCTCCGTGGTGTCAAGCGATAAGAGAAGACGACATACTCATCAAGCACAGATACCTCATTCTCGACATTGATTACTTAACGAGGTGAAAATATGAAATTCACGAAGATACCTGCAACCACATTCCAGAGCATTCAGCTCAACGCAGGTGTGCTGTGCGACACCTTTACACCTGCTTCTGGTACTGTCTCCACCATTCTGGCGGCGACTTCTGGCGGCGTAAATTTCTCTGCCGTTCCGTCTTACAAGGACTTCGGCGATGATGTAGATAACTGCCCGAAGAACATGATGGAACTCAAGAAGCTGGAAGACTGGGAAATCAAACTGAGCGGTTCGTTCGTTGAGACTTCCACAGCTCTGGCGGCAAGACTTCTCGGCGCGGCAGATGTCGGTACAACCGATACCACTTTGGTCACTCCCAGAGTTGACCTCGCAAGCGGCGACTTCAAGACGCTGTGGTGGGTCGGCGACTATTCCGACAAGAACGGCGAGACCAACGGCGGCTATATCGCAATCAAGATGAGCAACGCTCTGTCCACGGGCGGCTTTGCCATCCAGAGTACGGACGACGAAAAGGGCAAGTTCGCCTTTGAGTTCACCGCTCATTTCTCGCAGTCTGCTCAGACGACCGTTCCGTGCGAAATCTACATCAAGGCTGGCACGGCAGAACCGACCTAAACACAACAAAAGGGGGATAAAACATGAAAATATCTGAGTATAAGGACGAGAAAGCTCTTGAGGTCGTTGCAGAGCTGATTGAACCCGTCGCGAAGATATGCGCTGACAAGGAAGTTATAAACGCTTTCAAGGACAGCAAGCTCGCGGCAATCAAGACGCTCATCAAGAACCACAAGGCAGAGGTAATGCTGATAATGGCAACGCTCGACGATACACCCGTCGAGGACTACCACATCAACATTCTCACCCTGCCGAAGAAACTGCTCGAAATCCTCAACGACGAAGATTTCATGAGCCTTTTTACATATGCAGAGCAGACGACGGTCGGCAAATCCTCTGGCTCTGCTATGGAGAATACAAAGGCATAAAGACAGCGAAATACTTTTTGCGGTATGTCACATCGCGTTTGCAAATGGAACAGCGATTGCTGGCATACCGCATTTATATAACCGATATACTGCGAGCGTCTGGGCAATGGCAGACTCCGCCGCGTAGGTTTGCCGAACTGATAGGACTCATAGAACAGGATAACCGAAGCGGAGACGAGATTGCCGAAGATGTAATAAGACGCGCAGGTCTGGTGGTAGAGAATGAACTTATTTGAATTAATGGTCAAAATCGGAGCTGACGACTCTGGTTTGCAAGAGGGCATCAAGAAAGCTGGCACAGTCGTTAAAGGCTTCGCAAAGGCTGGCGCGGTCGCGCTGACAGCCACAACTACGGCTGTTGCGGCGTTGACGGGCAAAGCTCTGGACGCATATGCGAACTTCGAACAGTTGACAGGCGGCGTTGAAACGCTGTTCAAAGACTCCGCTCCGATAGTTCAGCAGTACGCAGAACAGGCGTTCAAGACAGCAGGTCTCTCGGCAAATGACTACATGGAGACCGTCACGAGCTTCAGCGCATCGTTGCTACAGTCTGTCGGCAATGACACAGCGGCGGCGGCGCAAAAGGCGGACATGGCGATAACCGATATGTCCGACAACGCGAACAAGATGGGTACAAGTATGGAGAGCATCCAGAACGCCTATCAAGGCTTCGCGAAGCAAAACTACACAATGCTGGATAACCTCAAGCTTGGCTACGGCGGCACGAAAGAAGAGATGCAGAGACTTCTCTCCGACGCTCAAAAGATATCTGGCATTAAATATGATGTCAGCTCATACTCCGATATTGTAGATGCAATCCATGTCGTGCAGACGGAGATGGGTATAACGGGAACGACGGCGCAAGAAGCGGCGACGACTATCTCTGGCTCACTTAACTCTATGAAGTCGGCGTGGGAGAACTGGGTCACAGCTCTCGGACGAGATGATGCAGACCTCGGCGAGTATACTGGGCGGCTGGTAAATTCAGCTTTCACCTTTGTACAGAACGCGCTCCCCAGAATAGGGGAGATACTCAGCAGTATAACCACAGCGGTGACGACACAACTCCCTGCATTGCTGAGTCCTGTTCTCGACCTCATCATGGAAAACCTCCCTCAGTTTATCGGAGCTGGTGCAGAGCTTCTTGTAGCACTTATCACGGGTCTTCTGAACGCTCTTCCGCAGTTGATAAGCCAGATACCCATTATTCTGAAAATGGTCGTTAGCGCATTCCAAAACGCCGCACCGCAACTCCTCGCGGCTGGTAAGAACTTGCTTGAGTTCCTTGTAAACGGTCTTGTAACAGGCATTCCGAAGCTTATAGCGGCACTCCCAGAAGTCATTATAACCATAATGAACTTCATTACCTCAAATCTACCTGCGATTTTATCTGCTGGCGTTGACATTCTTTTAGCACTCGCGAAAGGCATAATAGCGACTATTCCGACACTCGTAGCATCAATCCCGAAAGTCATCGTGGCGATTGTGAACGCGCTTATAGCGGCACTTTCCTCTGTTGTGAGCGCAGGTGCGAAGATAATCGATGCGATTGTAGAGGGTATTTCCTCCGTATGGGAAAAGCTCGTCGAAAAAGCAAAAGAGATTATCGACAAGATAGTCGAAGCTCTGGGCAACGCGCTGGACAAGGTCGTGGAAGTCGGCAAAAAGGTCGTGCAGTCTATCATCGACGGCATATCTTCGGCATGGAACGGTCTCGTGTCGTGGTTCAACGGCATCTGGGATTCCCTTTTCGGGAGCAGAACAGTAAATGTCAATGTCAACAAGCGCGGCGGAGAAACGACCCGTGCTGGTGGTCTCGACTATGTTCCCTATGACGGATACCCTGCCATTCTCCACAGAGGAGAAGCGGTTCTCACTCAGCGAGAAGCGGCGGCATGGAAGAGCGGCGGCAACGGCGGCAACATCATCAACATCTATCCTCAGACGCTTGACGAAGCGACTATCGATTACCTCTATAACCGCTTCAACGCGCAGATGGGAGCGACGACATGATAACTGCTAAATATTATCTTGAAAACGGAACAGGCGAACGCTTCTCTCTGAATGTTGGCGACAACGCCATGCTCAAGAACATCAGCGGTCTCGGTATGACGGCGAAAGACACCTTTGCCGATATAGGCGACGGTTTCTTCGCCGCGACCGAAGAGAAGTTCTCACAGGGGAATATTGTATTTGACATCGTGTTTTTCACGGATGCTATGAACGCATACAAGGCGTTCGTGGACTGGGTTACCCAGAGCGACGAGATGTACTTCGTCTATAACCCAGCGGAGACACAGGAATATTATAGACGCGTCCGCATCGGGTATCTCACGAAGACCTACCGCGATGCAATGGGCATCCTCACAGTTCCAACCTCGCTGATGTGCTTGACCCCGTGGTACACTCTCCGCAATGTCCAGATAGAGCTGACGAAGCAGACGGAAGACGCTATTCGTTTCCCGTTCACATTCGATACAAATCTGTACTTCGGGTCATCGGAGATAGGCGACTATGCGGCGCTGATAACGGGCGCAGGTCATATCTCTTCGGCGTTGCGAATAGCCTACACGGGCGCGGCGACGAACCCCGTCATCACGCTCACGGATAACGGGTCTGTCATCGGCAAATGCAAGATAACGAAGACGCTCATAGCGAACGATGTGCTTGAGGTATCTTCGGAATACTCGGACGCATATGTCAAGATGACACGCGGAACTACCGTGACCGACCTCATCGACGACAACTCGGTTGATATCACATTCAACCCGTTCTGCCGCGTTCCAGCAGGTCACACCTGCGAGATACGCCTGTCCGCAGATGAGGAGCTTACAGGCACGGCGACCTGCAAGATTATCTCGTATTACAGGAGCGTGTAATGGTAGGATACATCAAAGACAAGAAGACATTCTCAACGGTCTTGCATTGCTTTGTCGAGTCTTACAACCTATATCCAGAGACCTCTACGAATAAGTCTGGAAGCGCGACCGTCATAGGCGAGCTACCAGACTATTCGGGGAGTTGGTTCTTCGTAGGCGGAGACTTCTGTGTTATAGGACAGTCTACTCCGTCGAATGGAAAGACCACGCTCAAGCTGATGCATCCGCTGAATATCTTTGACAGAGACGCGGTATATTCGCTCTCTACGACACCTGCATCCACAGGGGCATATATCGCATCCCTGCTGACAAGCGAGTTTATATCGCAGTCTGACGCGGATTACAGGATGTCTTACATGAGCGTGACGAACACGGACACGACAGCATATTTCAGACCCGACTACGAAGACGGGTATATCTTTAACATCCGCGAATATCTCGACTCTGCGCGGCTGGCAGGTGTCAAGATAACCATGACAGCTACGCAGACGGGCGTTGCGGTAGCGATATCCACGAACGCGGCGGCAACGCATTCCATATTCTTGGATGACGGTCACAGCAAGCTCAACACGGTCACATTCAGCGACCAGAGCTGTGCGAAATTAACGGTGCAAAAGCGCACAGATGAGGATGGTGTCTATACCGTCTACACCTATTATCGTGCGGCAGACGGCACGATAACCACCTCAGAACCGCTGAATAGGGCGAAAGGCACATGGCACTTCATTACCTGCGCGAAAGACGACAGCGCATTGACTGTCGCGAAAAAGCACTTCGCGGACAATTCCTACGAACACAAGATTGAGTTCTATTCCGACAAGCATTTCGACCTCTTCGACATCGTCAATATAGCGTTGCCGACGGGCGTTTTTGCATCGAAGATAAACGAAATCAAGAAGAGCAGTTCAGACAACAGATACCTGTATACCTGCGGCAGTCTACCGACCACGCTGACGGAGCAGGTCAAGAACAACAAGAGTAAGACAGTCACTCAGAGCATCGACGCGACCTTGCGAGAGATAGAGACGGCTTACTATTAAGGAGATTATTATGGCAATAAAAGGCGTAATATTTGACTATCAGTCGCCGACGGCAAAGAACTTCGGCGCACTCTTCCACACGCTCGGAGACTGCATCGCGAACGGATGCACGATATCTGGTAGCGGCTCGACCGTCAGCATCACCGCAGGTATGCTGATAATCGGCGGCAGAGCAATCGAAATCACCTCCACAGAGAGCATCAGCGTCAGCGGCACGGGTTATGTTCGCATCGTCTGCAATGTTGACCTGTCTGGCGCGGCGACGACTTCCTCGTTCTCACAGGCGTATTTCTCTACGCAGACAGCCGCGTCTCTGGACGCTCTCCCTGCGCTGACGCAGAACGATGTCAACATGAACGGCACTCTCTATCAAGCAGAGGTCGCCGTCTTCGCAATATCCTCGAATGTCATATCCAGCAAGACCCGACAGCTCGGCGGCATCCTCGCAGGTGCAATCGGCACAGCGGAACTGGAAGCATCGTCGGTCACTTCCGACAAGATAGCAAGCGGCGCAGTCACTACTGGCAAGCTGGACAGCGGTGCAGTCACCTCTGGAAAGATAGCGAGCGGCGCAGTCACCGCAGAAAAGCTTGCGTCTGGTGCTGTGACCCCTGCGAGCATCGGCGCGGCGACATCGAACCATACTCACACCCCTGCGAGCATCGGCGCGGCGGCAAGCTCTCATACACACAGCGCAGATGATATCACCAGCGGCACATTCGGAACTGCCAGAATAGCAGACGGCGCGGTAACCAGAGCGAAGATGTCTACGAATATCATACTCACCAGCGGCGTTGACTACGGCACGACCACGAGCGGACAGACCCCGACGGCAGGGCGTATCTTCTTCGTAAAGGTGTGAGCCTATGAGCGAACTCAAGACTCTCGAAATCGTCACGCCGTATGGTAGCGGAGCAAATTATATCGAGCTGACCGTGCAGGACGATTATAACGACACGACAGGCTATTCCACGCTGACCATTATCAAGGCGCGTATGAAGTCATCTATCTGGGATGGCATCACGACCGCGCTCGATGGCACTATCGCGATAAACGGCACAGATGTCGCATCATATACTGGCTCTGGCTGGAATGTCGTATATAGCGACTACCGATATGACTTCGCGCCGCAAAGCTCGACCTCTATATCCGTACCGCATAATGCAGACGGCACTCTGTCCGTAACAATAACCCTCAAGCATCGCGCTGGGTCTTCGTATTCAGCCTATTCGACATTCCTGTGGATATATCAAATCCCGACGACATTGCAATGGTCTATCTACGAGATGACGAGCGCAGGGCAGACCCTCACTCTCACACCGCAGACACCTCGTGCGCTTGTCCGAATCGGCAACGGGTCAACATGGGATACCTACAAGGTCATGATAGGCAACGGGTCAACATGGGAACAGTACAGAGCGACAATCGGCAACGGCACAGCGTGGGTCGATTATTAAGGAGCGGCTATGTCAATTAAAGATACGCTCGCCTCTATCGCAGATGCGATACGAGAGCAAACGGGCAAGACGGAACTCATGACAATGGCGCAGATGCCGAACGAGATACGAAGCATCGGCGATAAAATCTACCCCGTCGGAAGCATCTACATGAGCGTCAACTCGACAAACCCTCAAACGCTTTTCGGCGGCACATGGGAACAGATTAAGGACAAGTTTTTGCTTTCCGCAGGTGACACCTATTCGGCAGGAGCTACGGGCGGCGAAGCGACTCATGTGCTGACAACATACGAGATGCCTCGTCATACCCATGACCAGTATAACTGGTTGTTTAATGGCGCAACGGCAACGGGAACCCACTACGGATTTGGATGGCAAGAAAATACTGGTACTATGATAAACATGAATTCTAACTGGGCATATAACGGTTTAACAGGTGACGGGGCGGCGCATAACAATATGCCGCCATATCTCGCAGTTTATGTATGGAAACGCACAGCTTAAAAAACTCTTAAAAGGAGGACATCATGGCAACTATTCCTCATGCACAGCCGTCTCCGCGAATAGTGAACGGCATCATCGAGTGGTATGACGGCGATACATTCTCGCTGGAGCTGGAGCTGACGCTCACAGACCAGAGCGGAGAAAGCATCAGCATCATATCGACCGATAAGATAAATGTCGTCTTCCGCAAGCCAGACGGCACTACGGTCAAGAACTTCGAATTTACAAACCAGACCTCGAACACAATAACGCTGGTTTTCGGCACTACAGAGACCGCGCTTTTCCCGAAAGGCGAGTATCTGTATGATGTATGGTTCACCCGTGACAATCGCGTCACGATAGCAAATGATAACGAGGTGGTGGTCGAGTGAGACTCACCATTACGGCAAGAGTTGTATCGAATGTGACTGCGGCACTCACCGCAACGACTACGCAGTCGGTCACAGCGTCGCTCACAGCGCAGACCTCGGCACGAAGCATCGACCCGTATATCGGCGAGTATAACTTCGTACCCGATTTCGTAGGCTATGAGCTTGCCTGTAGCGGCAAGAGAATGACCGACGATGTCACGATAGACCCTATCCATGTATATGAAGTCGCCAACCCTGCTGGCGGCAACACACTTTCTATTTAAGGAGAATAATATGGCAAATCAGTATGTTAATAAGGTCATAATCAACGGCGTAACCAAGCTCGACCTCACGGGCGATACCGTGGCGGCAAACAAGCTCCTCAGCGGCTATACCGCGCACGACAAGAGCGGCGCAAGCATCACGGGTACTTGCCCGTATAACGCAGATACGAGCGACGCAACCGTCTCCGCCGACGAGCTTCTCTACGGCGAGACTGCATACGGCGCGGCTGGCACGAAAATCACGGGTACTATGGCGAACAACGGCGCGGTTACAGGCACGATCACGACCAAAGCCGGACAGTACACCGTTCCGCAGGGTTACCACGACGGTAGCGGCAAGGTCGGCATA